GGAGGCGGCTCAACCGACTTTGATGGCGAACGCTGCTAGCAGCATCGCCCGCTTCGGATCATCCCCTAAATGTCCGAGCGCGAGGTTGCATCCCGAACACAGGAGCGCAACCACGCAAGATCCGCACGAATACTGCCCGTCGCAACACCCATGATCATGGTGAATGCCAAGGTTGTCGCGCCCTTCGGGATGTTCACCGCATGCGGCACACACCCCGTCTTGAGAATCCAACCTGCGAATGTACTCTTCGGGCTGAATCCCGTGACGGCGAATGTTCGCGCGCCGATCACGTTCCCTAAACTTGCCCGCTTTACGCCCGAGCTTATTGCCCTCGGAAACGCAACGTTTACATTGGGAGCGGAGGCCCAGGGGATTGGAGTCGGACAAGTATCCGCCTCGATGAAAGTCATCTTTGTGCTTCCATAGCCCACAACGTGAGCATGTTTTCCCCTGAGCCTCCACCATCACTTGATTAGACGACCGTCTGACCAGTGATCTTGCCCTGGCGGGCACGGTTGCTCACCGTCATGTTGCCGTAGGCCAGGATGTTGCTCCAGCGGGCATCCACGTCGGGGAGGGTGCGGAAGCCAGTGGGGGTCCACCAGACATCCTTGTGACCCTTCACGCCCAGGTACTTCGTGTTCAGGAAGTACGTGGTGCCAGCAGGGCAGTCCGCATCGAAGAACACGGAGCGACCCTTGAACTCGATATTCGTGAACTTCGCGTCGGCCTTGTCGTTCGACGTGAAGCGGAGCTGCGGCTCCAAGCTGGCCTCGTAGTGCTCGAACAGGGCCTGCGTGGTGATGACCAGGTCAGGGGCATCGTTACCGCGGGACGCCGTGTAGAACACGTTGCTCCACTGGGCGGTGTCACGCACCGTGGTGTCGGCGCCAGCGCCGTCAGTGTCGGCGGTCTGCACAACAGAACGCCAGTACTCGTTGCCACCAGCAGTGCAGTCGATGCCACCAACAGTGGCAACGCCAGTCTCGTCGCCGACGAGTGCTTCGAGGCCAAGGAAATCCTTGCCAGCGTTGCCCGTGCCGTCGCCGTAGCCCATGAGGTTCATGCCTGCACGAGCGGACTCTTCCGCCTGGAACGTCTTCGCTTCGAGAAGCGAGATAATCTTGGAGGCGCCCTTGTTCTTGGCTTCCTCAATACCGCTGATAGCAATGTTCACGGCAGCCTGCTTCCAAGGGAAGTTGGCGGCGGTGATGCCGTCCTGCGGCGTGGTGTCGAGCGTCTCATAGCCCGAGTAGGTGCCGAAGGTCGAGTTGTCGCCGTACATCAGCGGCTCGGTGATGGACTCACCGCCGTCGATGGTCTTCACCTTGCCCTTTGCCATCAGCTTCGAATAGAGGACAACCTCATCGAAGATGTTGTCCACGAAGGTGGGGGCGTACTTTTCGTAGGTGGTGCTCAGAAGAGCGTCGTAGTCGGGGTTGCTCACGGCTCTAATTCTCCTTGTGGTGTCAGCCGTCGGATTCGTTCATGGCAGCCCGCAACGCGTCCGCAATTGAAGTGATCTTGCCGCCACCCTTCGCTCCCTTGCGGGAGGAACCACTCTCAACATGGGGGGCGTTTCGCTTTGCAGCGAGCGCCTTGTCCTCTGTTTCGGTGGAAGGCTTGTTCAGCCCTCGGGCCGTCCACAGCTCATGTGCGAGCTTGAGGGTTGGCATGTTCTCATCGATTGCGAAACGGAGAAGATCGTCCTCATTTAGATCGGGATCGACCTGCTTGATTTCGTTGATCTCCGCATCCAACGCAGCGTCCGCTGCCTGCTGGGCTTGGTGCTGCTGATCGGTTTGACGTTCAGTAGTCAAACCTTCCAGCTGCCGCCTGAGTTCGTGAACTTGCCGCTCCAACGGATCCATGTCGTCCAGGTCATCGTTGTCGACCTCGACGGTGTCCCCGTCTGTGAAGTCCACACCCAACTGCTCTGCGAGCGTTTCGAGTGCGATCTTCGGATTGGTGTTCAGTGCCTCTGCGAGCTGCTCCAAACCCTGGAGTCGCTGCCGTTCAGCAGCAATCTCCTGAGTCTTCTTGGTATAGTCCGAATGGCGGCTGTAACCAGCCAACAGTTCGTCCCGAGTAACCTCGATCTCTTCGCCATCCACTGTGACAGTGAAAGTGTCAGAGTTGTCGGGGTCACTACCTTCCGACTCGTCGGTTGACACTTCGGATTCGTCTTCGGGGGGATTCAGTTCCGCATCCAGTTCGGCGAACAATGAGTCGCCTTCTGAAACGGTGTCTTCACCCGTGTCCTCAGAGCCTGATTCCTCGGTGACTACTTCGGGCTGTGGGCCCATCTAACTCTTCCTCCTGAGCACTCCCGAACCTCGGGTTGGTGTCTCAATAGGTAAAGCAGTAGTGTCCCCTGGCCCCTAAACGAAAACAATTATTGCAGTTACGCTCATTTAGTGAAAATATTCTTGAGCGCAGACTGCACCTTCAAGCTGTCGTCGGTGCTCAACTTTTTAGCCACCCGAGCAAGCGGATCTGTGGACCGCCCCTTATCGAGTCGACGGCGCATCACAGCCAACTTCCTGGCAGTGGTCAAAGGGTCAGCCCAACCTGGCCCGCAAGCTGCGCCTCCGAGGCATCAAGGAACGAGGCTTCCTTGTTCGGATCGTCCTCAGGGATTGGGGGCTCAGCCTCATCCATCATTTCCTCTGGTGGTGCGCCCATGCCGCCCTGCGGGGGCGTGCCGTCACCAAGGAACCTTTGCGGATCTGCAATATCGAAGCCGTTTTCCAAGGCGTGCGCGATCACTTCCTGCATGTTGACCAAGCCCAACTGCGGGTCCCCGAACGGGGCCAAAGCAGACAGCATCTCCATGGCCTGCTGACGGCGGGCCTGCTCGTTCTTCGGACGAGTCGAACCGCCCTGCACCTCGAAGTCGAATTCGCCTTGAATATCGGAGGGTTCGAAGAAGAAGTGAAGTGGCTTACCTTTGCGGCCCACAATCCGTGCAGCCTGGCCTTCGTGCAGGTACTGCTGGGCAAGTTGAAGCATCCGCTTCGAGATTTCACCGATTGCCCATTCGACCCGTGCCAGCTTGTCGGCTGCACGCGAGTTGGCAACATCCTGAATGATTGCTGCTTCCGTGGCGGTGCGGCGAATCTCGGGGAGCGCTCCACGCTGATACTCGTTGATGCCCGTGACCTGCGTAATGTCACCTTCGATCAGCTGCGAATCCGAGTACAACTGCGGATTCGGGGTCTGACCAGGCATCGGGATGATTGCTTCGCCCAACGGAATATTGCCTGTGACGGGAACCATCACATTGTCGGCGTCGGACTCCAACGCTTCCCGACCGACACGATCGAATGCCTGCGGATTGTACAAGTGCTTGCGACGGAACGCTTTGCGATCGTTGAACATGGCCGTGCGGGTCAGGTTCAGCTCGTTCTGCAATGGTTCAAGCGCTTCAAGTTCACCCATCGGGTAGAACTGTTCGGGCACGTCATAGTTGCGGAGCATCGTGAATGGATGTCCGAACGCATACGGCATTTCGATGGGTTCGACAAGGAACTTGTCGCCCTCATCGGTGAACACGCACATTTCGCCTGTGACCAGGTCGTAGAATTCCCAGCAGGTGTAGCGGCCCACATCATCGTGGTCATGTTCTTTTGACCAACGGTTTTTGGCAGTAAACCAGTCATCGGGCAGGGACGAGTCTGGTTCCAGATTTTTGATCGAAGACTTCTTGTAGCCGTCGGTGGCTTCCAACTCGTCAAGGGTTTTCATGGTGCGCTGGGCGATCCAACGCAAATCCTGCATCGAGGTTGCTTCGGGATCTACGAACACGTCGTGCGGGGACACTCGTTCCACGAACGGGGCGTCCTCCACGATCTTCCAATCCCAACGACCCTCATCGTCTAGAGTGTCAAGAATATCGTTGTCGCTTGGCAGGTCAGCGGCAAGTTCAGGGTTGGCGGCAGCAAACTCGTCTGCCTGGCTGCGCTGCGACTCGTATTCGGCTGTTTTGCGGTCAAGGTTTTCTTCTGCTTCCTCAACAAACTTCCAGCCCTCCTTGATCCAGCCGAAACCGTAGATCAGGAAATCTTTGACACCAGCCTGGAACGGGGCCAGCACCTTGTGCTTGCGCCACCAATAGTTGATGACCGCCTCAGCAATAACAGCCTGATCGTCCTGTTCGGGGCCGAGCGGTGTGACCGTTGAATGCGGATAGTTGATGGCAATACTTGGACCAATAATGTTGATGGTCGAGAAGGCCACG